GCTTTTTTATTCTTATTTTTATTTGTTCTAAATAAGAAAATATACTATATTTGTGAGGATGAATAAGGAAGATTGTTTGCTGTTGAATGTAGCCAGTTATTTAAGGCTGCAATATCCTAATGTGCTGTTCTGCCATATCGCTAACGAGAGAAAGACCAGCATACAACAGGGGGCGAAATTAAAGAGACTTGGCGTAAGGGCAGGGATGCCTGATATACTCATATTCCAGCCCAACAAGAATTATTCAGGTTTGGCGATAGAGCTTAAAATCAAGCCAAACAGACCAACCAAAAACCAATTAGAAGTCTTAACTATGTTGAGTAACAATAATTGGAATACGGCTGTATGCTACAGCTTTGATGAAGCGAAAAACTTAATAGATAAGCATTTGAATTTAAATTAAAAACAAAAACACAATGTCAGCGCCAAAAGGAAATCAATATTGGGAACTACGCAAGAAGCACGGAAGAAATAGAAGGTTCGGCTCGGCTCAAGAGTTGTGGGAAACAGCATGCGAGTACTTTAAGTGGTGCGATGACAATCCACTAATGAAGTCAGAGGCTGTAAGAGGAGGCTCACTATCAGGAACAATTATTGAGGTGCCAATCAATAGACCTTACACATTACAAGGGCTTTGTGCTTTTTCAGGCGTAAATACCAAGTATTTTAACGACCTTAAAGATGATTTGAAAGATAAACCTAATCAAGATTTTTCCGAGGTTATTACACAGATAGAACAAATAATCTACTGCAATAAGTTCGAGGGAGCAGTGGCTGGGTTCTTTAACGCCAACATTATAGCGAGGGATTTGGGGCTGACAGACAAGAAAGACCTTACAACAGCAGGGGACAAAATAAACACTATCCCTTCTTCTATTCAGGTAGAAGTGGTAATGCCACAGGAGGAAGACTAACCATATTCATTATATTTTTTTCATAGTTATTAATTTGCTACCGAGCCTCGCAGAGATGTGGGGCTTTTTAATTTAAAAAAGCATGGATAAAAAAATAAAATTCAAAGCATCAAAGGTGTTTGCGGAAGTGTGGGGCGCTTTAAATGAAAAGATACCCAACGGAAACACTACACAGCACAAATATAAACTTATCATTGAGGAGGGCAGTTCGAGGAGTTCCAAGACTTGGAGTAACTTCCAAGTGCTGTATAATTTCCTTGCGAACAATCCTATTTCCTCAGCAACAGTGCTGAGGGATACACAGAAGAGTTGCAGGGATATTGTGGAGAAAGATTGGAGGGAATGGCTGAAAGACCCACAGGTAAGGAAGAAACAATTTGAACGAGGCGAAATAACCATAGAAGAGTTGGACGCTTACCTTGAAGAAGAAAACCTCTATCAGTATCTTGTAGAGAATAAGACCAACCACACTTGGACTTTCAGGAATAATGGCAACATCTTGCGATTTACTGGATTGGATGATGAAGATGATGCAATGGGGATGACACAGACAATCTGCTGGATAAACGAGCCTTACAACTTCTCGGAAGAAGTATACAGGCAACTTGCCCAGCGTTCCAAGGTTATCATCTTTGACTGGAATCCGAAACAAAACCACTGGATAGAAAAGGAGAAACTCAAAGAAACTACCTATGTGAGTTACTCTACATTTAAGGATAATCCGTTTATTTTGCCTGAACAACGGATGCAGATTTTATCCTACCAGCCGATAAAGTATTGTGATGCTGTGACTTCCAACATTCTCAACGAAAACAGCGCCAAAACCTACGATTTAGAAGCTAATCCGTTAAATCTAACAACAAAGCAAATCAAAGAATTAAAAAGGTGTAGATACAACGAAGATGTAGGCTCTGCTTCGGAGTATCATTGGCTCGTTTATGGTCTTGGGCAAAAGTCCGAAAAACCGAATAAGATTTACAAGAATTGGAAAGTAATCAGCCTCAACCAATATAACGAAGTCGCAAAGCACGGCTACCGAAAATACTATGGTTTAGACTATGGCTTTGCTAATCCTACGGCTTGTGTGGAAGTGATGTATGATGGCGATAAATCATTTTACATTCGCCCACTTCTTTACAAACCGATGAACCAAATGGAGGGACCGCTTGGCGAACATCTTAAATACGCAGGTGTTCCGATTGGAAATGTAACCTTTGTTTGGGCAGATAGTGCCGATAGGGAACCAGGGAGCGAGATAAGTCTAACCAATGATTTACGAACGCTCTACGCAATCAATGCCGTGCCGACTTCCAAGCCTACCTATAAGGCAAGGTTTGACTTTATCAATCAAGCACGAATATACTATGTAGATGATGGCGACTTTGATAATGAATATCAAAACTACGAATATGAATATATCAATGGGCAGCCGACCGAGAAACCTATCAAGAGAAACGACCACTACATGAACGCAACGGAGTATTGCATTTGGGGAATAAAGGAATACCTTGGGATTATGTTTTAAGTTAAGGGAAAATTTTTTGAAAAAAGTTGCAGAAATATTTGTGTAATGATAGAATTTTTACTATCTTTGACTTGTCAAACAATAACAAACAAATGAAGTCATTAAAAGTAAGCGAAATTATTAAGATGCTTGAAAAAGACGGGTGGTATCTTAAAGCACAGAAAGGCAGTCACAGACAATTTAAACATCCTGAAAAGAAAGGGAAAGTAACAGTAAACGGAAAGTCAAGTGACACATTAAGCCAAGAGTTATTAAACAGTATTTTTAAACAAGCGGGGTGGAAATAAGCCCCGCAAAAAATCAACAATAAAAATGGAAAAAGTAAAAGTATTAGTAGGTTGGTCAGAAAACAATTATTCTGCCGTTTGTGATAGTATAAACGGCGTTGTGATAGATACTAACAAGGATTTAGAAGAATTAAAAAAGAGTTTCGCAGAAGTTTTTAAATTTCATATAGAAGAATCTTTGGAAGACGGCGATAAGTTGCCTGATTATATTGTGGCTGGCGACTATGAATTAGAATTTGAATTACAAATATCTGCTATATTGCACAAATATGATGGTATCCTTACTCGTGCAGCGCTTTCAAGGGTAACAGGAATTAACCAAAAACAATTAGGTCACTATATGTCAGGGCATAGAAACCCACGCCCAAAACAAAGAGAAAGAATTGTAAACGGAATAAAAGATATAGGAAAAGAATTATTAAATGTTGTGTAGTTATTGTTTGACGACTTATTTA